ACGTGGAATGATTGTAAATATGATCAACCAAGCCATGCATCGGCAAGGACGAGTAGGATTAACATGAGTGGAACATTCCCATCTTCACCAGCATTCCAACAGGTTGATTTCAGATCAATCCTTCCAACATCAGTTTCGACTTCAATCTCAGGACGAAGGCAAGCACGGCAATTAGCAGGACAACGTTGGGGGTTAACAGGAATATTACCACCTATGACACGAGCCTCATTTGCTCCGATTTTCGCATTTTGTGTCAAACAAAGAGGACAGTTGGATACATTCACACTAATTCCTCCAGTTCTTTCGACACGTCAAGCGACAACAACAATTGGATCTCCACTTGTTGCTGGTGCTTCACAAACAGGCAGGACTCTTACTACTGATGGTTGGGGTGCAGATGGAACATGCATGAAAGCAGGAGATTTCTTTAAACTTACTGGAAATGACAAAATATATATGTGTACTGCCGATGCAACTGCATCGAGTTATTCAGCGACTTTGACTTTTGAACCTGCTCTTTTGACATCACCTGATGATAACACTTCAATCACTGTCAGTTCTGTTCCTTTTACGGTGTCATTAAATTCTGAAATTCAGGAATTTTTTGTAGATCCTAATTACTACGATTATGAAATTGATTTTATTGAAGCATTATGAGTAGGACACTGAATTCGGTAATTACCGAAACAATCAAGCGAGGTAGTTATAAATTCTGCCATCTGGTTGAACTCCAGTGGGATGCTGACGATGGTGGAAGTGATTATCTTACAGATGCACAGCAGGACGTAACTTATGGTGGAAACACGTATTCATCGAATGCATTTTTGCTTGGTTACAGTGACACAAAAGAAAGTGCAAGTTTGGAAACAGGTGAGATTAATTTAGTTCTTGGTGGTGCAGATCAAACGTATATCAGTCTTATTTTAGGTGGTGCAGGGTATATAGATCGGAAAGTCATCATCCAGAGATTGTTTATTCCAGATGATTTCACTGGAAGCACGATTTCATCACCACTTACAACTGATACTTACTTAACAGATTCCGTTACAGGAGGACCAGACACTTTAGTACTTCAGGCTGATTTAATAATTTCAGGGACATCATCTTTACGTGAATTAATCCTAGGTCTTTCAACAGGAGACCAAGAAGATCCAGTTGCAGTAACAACCTATAACGGCAGGATCATGGGTTATGCAATAAGTGAAAGTCCTGATTCCACTGTAATTACTTTGAAAGTTGCAAACCACTGGGCTGATTTTGAAAGGATAAATGCTCGCAAGACCAACAATGTAGATCAAAAACGTTTTTTCAGTTCAGATGACGGGTTCCTGTATTGTGCAAAGATGCGTGAACAGGAAATTCTCTGGGGTTACGGGGTTTAATGGTTAATTTAGTTGATTATATTAGTGAAAAAACATCAGGCATTCATAAAAGTGCTGGAGATTTTCTCAAAGGCATGGTCAGTGATGTTTATTACGCTGGCAAAGAAATCTGGACTACAATTTATGAAGCTATTTTTGGTGCTCCACCTGATTCACCTGATCCTGAAGATACTTCGTACCAACAAAGAATTAAGAATGATGATGCTGTTAGGATCGTCTATGGAGAAAGGATGATCGCAGGTAATTTGGTTTATATGAATGTTTCTTCTGACAACAGATATTTATATGCAGTCATTTCATTGTGCGAAGGTCCGATTGATTCAATTCAAGATGTTTATATTGATGATGAATTGGTCTATGAAAGTGGTTCACGAAAAAGCTACACAACCGCAGAGGATGCAGATGATTCCAAGTATGATCGAGTGCAAACTTATTGGACTGATTATTCATTCCAAACTGGAACTTTTTCGCAGACTGTTCCTACTGGAGTACATGGTGCGAACTGGGTTAACGAAATGCAGGAAGGTGAAGCGAAATGGTCATCAAATCATCGTTTGAGAGCTTTAGCAAATGCGTATTTCAAATTTGAATGGAATGCAAACACTTGGTCACGGATGCCGAAAGTTAAATTCGTAGTAAAAGGTCGGAAGATTTACGATCCAAGAACAGTAGCAGGGCAGACAGCATCCACTGCATCAACCTGGACTTATTCTGTGAATCCTGCATTGGTGGTTTTGGATTATTTGAGGAATGGTTCATCAGATTATGCAACCGATGAAACTGATGGTGCGATCCATATAAAAGGACGGTACGGATGCAGTATTCCAGACTCAGAAATTGACATGGACTCGTTTGGAACTTCGGCTGATATCTGTGATGTTTCAATCACGTTGTATGGTTCAACAACAGGTGCAAGGTGGACTTGCAACACCGTTATCGATCCATCTCGTAAAATATTAGAAAATCTGAAACAACTTCTTTACTGCTTCGGTGGACAACTTACTTGGAGTGCAGGGCAATATAAATTAATTACAGAAACGACACATTCAGGAGACACGGTTTTCGATTTTGACACAGATCATATTATCGGAGATTACACAGTTCAGGGAGAATCTAAGAGGAGTCGATACAATAAAGTTTTCGGTAATTATGTCAATCCTGATAATGCGTGGCAAAAGGATGAAATCTATTTCCCGACCACTGATTTCTACTTCGCTCTGGACAATAATACACCACTTGAAAAAACACTGGATTTCAGGTGCATCATCGATCCGTATCGTGCCACGAATATGGCCAAGCGGATTTTACTGAGATCACGTAATTCCTTGGCAATGGCAATCACGGTTACTGCAGAAGGATTAAACTGCATTCCTGGTGATATTGTTTCAATCACTCATTCAACACTTGGATTCACATCAAAGAAATTCAGAGTTCAGGAAGTAAAATTTAATGTTGATGGAACTGTCGATTTGACACTTGTGGAACATGATGATGCAACGTATTCCGAAGAAACAAGTGATCAATATGTTGCTCCATCTGATACAAATCTACCTAGTCCATCTGCGATTAGTACACCTACTGGATTAGCGTTTTCCGAAGAACTTTTTGAAACAATCGGATCTGCAGGAGTTCAAGTTCGTGTGACTCTTTCATGGGACAGTCCAATCAATCTGTTTTTTGAACATCATATAATCGAATGGAAGCAGTCAGATTTAAGCACTTGGTCACGTGGAAGTACGATTCAAAATCAAATGTTCATTGATGGGTTAAAACCTACTGAGTACGATTTCAGAGTTCAGGCAGTGACATCTTCAGGTACAAAATCTGGATGGATTTCTTTGGAAGATACAACAGTTGCAGGATTAACATCAGTTCCATCCAATGTGAGTAACTTTTCATGTATTGCTTTGGACGGGTCTGTTCATGCTCATTGGGATGCACCCACGGATTTGGATGTTAAGATTGGAGGTAGATTACGTGTTCGGCATTCAAGTCTGACATCAGGAGCCACATGGGCATCTTCTAATGATATTTCAAAAGCGATTCCATCACATAATACCTCTACTGTTTTACCCTTAATTGGTGGGACTTATTTAGCAAAGTGGGTGGATTCTTCAGGGCAGAACTCTGCCACTGCTGTTTCGTCAATTGTTTCAAATCCTACTGTTCAACAGTTCAATGCAGTTTCTACGACAAGCGAACATCCAGGATGGTCAGGAAGCAAATCAACTATGAAGGTAAGTGATGAAGAATTACTTCTTTCCAACCTGTCCGTTACTTTCGGTGGAACTGATTTAATGAATGGGACTGAATTGTCAGGAGCAACAGTAACTATTTCAGACAAGGTGACAGGCACAACATCAGACACTTTAACAATTACTGGAGATCAAACTTTTAGTAGTAGTTATTCAGAGCAATGGGTGATTGTAGGCTTGCAGGATGGTGAAAGTTACACTGCGATGGATCAGGTTGTTTCATCCGGGAATTACATATCCTCAGCAATTGATTTAGGATCAGTTTATACAAGCAGAGTCAAAACCGCACCAAATGTCAGTTTTACTAATCTGCAAGGAACTGACACCACCATTGATAATTGGCCGATTTCAATAACAATTAATGAAATCACAAATTGGGATACAGGGTCTTATGCAGTTGATGATGTCCACACTGAAACTTATATCAGAACCACAAATGATAATCCGGCTGGATCTCCGACTTGGTCGGAATATGCAAGGTTCCGTACTGGTGATTTCAAGGCCAGAGGTTATCAGTTCAAACTAACAGCAGAATCGGAGGACAGTTTTCATCAAGCAAACATCAGCGAATGGGATATTTCAATTGATATGCCTGACCGAATCAAAACTGGCTCAGGTACTTCGCATGGGTCAACAGCTACTACTGTTACTTATGACACAACAGTACCTTATTATGTGACTCCTAAATTAGCTCTTACATTCAATGGATTAGGTAGTGGTGATTTTTATGATTTAAGCAGTGAATCGACTTCAGGATTTACGTTTACACTTAAAGATAGTGGAAACAATGTCATCAGTAAAACCTACGAATACATGGCGAAAGGCTATTAAATGAGTGAACATTCTTATGTAATTGTAGATGCCACAGGTGCGAATTTCCGGGCAGACATAAATTCAGTTCTGCAGGCAATCAGTTCAAATAATTCTGGATCGTCAGAACCGTCTACAACTTTTGCTTATCAGTGGTTTTATAACACAAGTGATCACACGTTAAAGATCCGTAATTC